ATGACCTTCCAACGAGCGGCCCGCGCCGTGTGGATGTTCATAATTTCCACTCAAAGGGATGTTTTCCTTTGGGAGTGTGGATCCTATTTCAAATGAGGTGAGACCCTCTTTGGTGACATCTAAACGTGTAGTGTTGTATTCAGCTGGGAATCGAAAAGCCAGCGCTGAAGCGGCGAGTCGCGCTTCCGTATGGTCCATGGAATCCACAACTGGCTTATAACTGGACTGCACATCACTTCCAAAACGTCCTGCTAAAGTATAAGGAAACAAGACCGGTTTGAGGGGATAACCGTAAGTGTCGGTGTCAAACAAATTGTATCCAACCAAAGTGCCCGCTGTTCGTTCCAAAATGAAAGCACGGCGTCCAGGAGTGACCCCGTCACCAGTTGTAGGTCCGACCGCTTTCAATGTTCGCGAATTTGGATGATCTACACCTTGGTTGATGGCGAAGGATTCATTATCATGGGAAATGACAAGGCTCGGACCGGTCGCGCCCGTAGCACCCACGGTCGTTTGGACGATAGTGGTACGCGCCCAAGGATCCGCGATCGTTCCCAACGCTGCATCGAAGAGAGCCGTCTCCAGGATTTCGTAAGGCAGTGGATAGTCTAACGAATACTCCTGCACACGTTCGGTGACTTCCGCAAACGGAATGATGTCTTGGGCATTTGAAACGTATCGATCCGAGAGGTTGGCTCCCGGCTTGAGATAGACCACATATTCCTTGGATCCATCTGGCAAAACACGGGGTTTAACTGGACCAGTCGCGCCAGTTGTCCCACCGGGACGATTGATAGGTCCGTTGAAACTGAGGCTCGCATCGGTGTAAGTAACCCGACGACCAGTCATCTGGACCCAAGTATGGCGATCGGCGTCTACTTTATCTCTTGTGAGGTCCTGGCCGCTGCGGTCCCATCCGCTATCCATCAGTTCGCTATAACCATTCGTGTACGTTGCGGTTTTTTGACCGGGGTAGGCTTTCCGGTAGGTTCCGCGCTTGCGATATTGAAATCCTTCTACACCTTCCGCACCACGAAAGGCAATAGAGTCTTGGGCACGAAGAGACTCCGAAACTATGTATGAAACGATACCAACTTGAGAAAATCCACCGGCATAGAACAACGGAGCAGCCAGGCAAAACGTGCCGGTTTCGGGCATCTGAACATCGGTGCTATCCAGTCCCGAAGCGTTAGCAGGCATGACCGAAACATCAGCAAAAATCAAATCGTTTCGCAGGTCTAACAAAGAGCAGACCTTGTGTTCATAATCTACTGAAAGCACCCTAGCCACAAAGAGCTGGGACTCGTTCTGCGCCCGCGTCTGCTGGTTAGGGTCTTGCCGGTACATCAATGAGTTTTCACCGGGCATAATTAGGGTTTCAACAGATTCTTGAAATCATTCACAAGAGTATCTGTAGTGGTTGCCGTGTTATTTTGAATCGCAATCTTTATCTCCTGTAAGGTGTTAGGTGAAGGTGCAGGCGTTCCAGTGAGGAACACATTCACCACATTGGTCACTTGGTTCTTCAGTGCCAATTCTATCGCCGCGTCTGAACCCGCTGCTGGTACGTTATCAGGTTGAGCCTTCATGGTTAATGAGGTGTCTCCTCCCGGTGCATTCGGTTGTGTCCATACCAGTTCAAACGAAGAATCATTCGCCAGAGCATTTGAAACGTCCTGTTGTTGCTTTAACAATACCGACGAAGCCTCTGAGCTAGGGTTAATCAAACCTGCAAACAAAGCGGTATCCGTTAAGGTTATCTGTGCGGCAGCTTCTGGGCTAACGTTATCCACAAGTTTCCCTTCACGAGTTTCCTTGTAGGCTTGTTTCAGACTCTTCCAACGTCCTAGCGGAAAAACACTGACAACTTCATAGCCTTTCTCATCGGTGAACGGTTGATAGTAGACGATCTTCTGAAAGTACCCGGATGTCATGCCACTCTCGGCAGCAGAGGATCCACTACTTCCCGGAGTCGCGCCCGCCGCGCTAGTGGATGCAGCGGGACCGGTTGGTCCTATTATGTTGTTCGCGCTGAAATAGGGGGTGTTGTTCGGTCCATCAGTGTCAGGTTGCACCCGGTAACTGTGGGCTTTTGTGTCCCCCCGCGTAGACCAATCAGTTCCCATGTGGTTCTTGTACCAATCGGCCAACGCCGTCGATTCTGCATTCACCGGGGCATCCGATGCAAGAAGTTGAGTTGGTGTATCCCCATTAAAGCACACAGCGGGATTGTTGGATGGGGTGGACGCATTTGTAGAACTACGAGCTGAAGCTCCGGGAAGGTTACTCAAAAATGCATTCGTGCTCGGACTGAGAGGATTGAAAGGAGTACTTTGATCCGGTGGATTAGTCCACTTCATCACCAAGTTGGGCTGCGTAGTCAAAACTGATTGACCACTTGCCTGCACCGACGGGAACATTGGCCGTTTGCGGAGTGTGTCTAGCATAATGGTCATTGTCGCTGTTCCTGAGATCGCGTAATTGATACCAATCGACTTTACGTACCCATACATGTCTTTATGCGGAAGGTACATTGGGAATCCGAGGTGTAATTCAGGGCGCATTGGGATTGTAAAAGTGTAGGTCCGGAACCCTCGATTTGAACGTACCAATTCGTTCACAGCGTAAGCATACATCAAGAACTTGTCGCTCTGTTCAACCCACGGTATAGCTCTGGCGGGTTGTTCGCGTAAACCAAAGTGAGAGAGTTTCGGAAGATCTATGTGAGAAGCTGTAGCCTTTAGTGAGTCTTGAATATCCAATTGGAATCCGCGTGAGAATGTTCCCCTGATGGACATGCGGGTATTTTGAACTGCTCCTTCATCTTCAGTTTCACTTTCACTAATAATCTCATCCATATATACCACAAATGGATTGGTACCAACCGTCACATTATCAATGGGTGATTTGCCGAGAGTTGCATCGTTAGAAGGGGCTGGAGCTAGATTGGTCACGTCCAAATTGTACAACGGTGCTTTGAAGATTATCTCGCCATTAAGATCTTGGAATCCCTCGAATCCTATGGTATGAAGAATGTTACGAATGCGTTCCAGACGCGATGTGATAGTGCCGTTGACCAAGTTGACACTCCCAACTTTGAAATCCGGAGTGTACCCGCGAATTGAAGAAACAAATGTATCACGTATAGGAGCAGTGACCGAGGTTGTGCTGTATGTGGATTCTGACGTGACTCGGTATTTATCCGCTTTGTTGTGTTGGTGTTCGTTGTACTTTGTCACCGTGTTGATGTTAACCCCTTCAGCCACCAAACTGCCCAAGTAACCCATCACATGAACATCCCTAAGGAGGCTGCTCAAAATCGCTTGCCACTTCACACAATAGTTAGCCTTGATTCCATCGGCGTAAATCTCCCCTGCTATGGTCTGACTCTTGTTAGCAATTGTGTTGAGTTGGAAACCTTCGAATGTCACACCCCGACAAAAGGTATCCGCGATTTGCTCATATGGGTCCAAAGCCCATTGATTGGTCTGAAAAATCTCAGCCGTTCTGTTAGAGTTAGAAAGTAGCGCCGGGTGGATGTCTATTTGCATCATTTCCAAGAAACGCAGGATCCCTCTGACTTGGATTGAGATTTCTAGAGTTTTGCCATTGTCAACATGCGAAATGTGGGTAGATAAACCCTTAAAAACTCTGTAGTAAATAGTGTTTCCAGTAGACGAAAACCAATAACCTTTGGCAAAAACTTGGACCTGTGTCATACTCTGGATGAGATTGTTTCCACCCGGAGATTGGAAAAGATGTGCTGCGTAATTGGGGATAGACAATCCTATAGAGCCACTTGGGAGCAAATTGTCAACATCATAACCCACGTTGAAATTCTGGACGTAATTGTTAAAGTTGACAATGACCCCTTGTGCAACGCTGCCCGCGCTAGGCTGCGCTCCGTTGGGGTTCAAGTAAGGGTTAATAAGATAGGGAAAACCGTCCAGATACACAATGATGTCCGGAGCAGTTTTGTTGATGGTCCGTTCTTGAACTGTCTGGATAAAATTTCGGATCTTGTTGGCAGCGGGGCCAAAAGGCACACTGTTGGTTCCACTTGTAGGAGTGAACACATTAGCTCCAGGCGGAGTTGTAGCGGGGACCGTAGCATTTGGTGCGGGTATCGATGTGGGCACCGAGACGTTCACCAAACTCGTGGTAGGAGGATTTGATAATGGCGAGTTGGAAGGAGTAGAAGGCATTTAATTTGGTCTCACAAATATTGATGTAGATGAAAGAGGGTTGTAAATGTCCTGGGTAGGTGATTGATCCATAGAACTTGTATTAGAAGACACACAATTCATGGTTACATATTCGTACGCATTGGTGGCTGAAGCCACAGTAGGAGCTGCGCTACCAGAAGAGGGTAGACTCGCTATTGAAGGTGAAACTCCCGGCGAAGAAGCAGTTTGTCCCGGCGCATACCCGGCTGCCGGCTGACCCGGTGTTATTGCCGATGGCGAAGATTCAGCTTGCGTCTGCTGTTGATCGTAGGCCCGATAGATCCCATATGTGTGCCCTCGTTCTACCTCGTTGTGGATGCTATCCAGCCAGGGGGAATCAGGACGGAAACGTTCTTTCCATGCTATAAACGTGATAGTGAAATTAGCCAAAAATGGTTTTTCTGCATCCTGGGAAACTGTCAAATTATCAAACATGCCTGACCAGAAAAAATTCCCAACAACCAGCTCAACGTCTTGGTGCATTTTGATGCGACGACGCGTGAAATCTGGAGTAGACAACGGCCCTTCTCCTAGCTCCTCTCCTTCAAACCAATAGCCGTTGTTCTCGTATACCATCACCAACTGAGTTAGATTCCGGTACGACTCGGAGAACGGTTGGTAAGCATCTGTGAGACCCGCTGAAAAATATTGCCCCGCCGTTTGCCCGCTAAGTGAGATCTGAACCATGTCTTCACCCCAGACACCGAACTGCCAACCCTCACGAGTCAGAGATTGAGCATCCACCGTTGTACGTGTAACAGACATAGTTGCTGGATTCACAAGGAAAGAAAAGATTCCAGCTTCAGCAGGATATGGATTTCCGTTCGCAAGTCCTCGATGCGGGATACGGATCTGTATGTATTCATAGAGATTTAAGGCCGTCCGATCATCAGGAGAAATACGGAAATCTTCGGTTTGTATTTCAGGAGCAGTGCTCGGAGGCCGCCCCGTCTTTTGGGCGTTGGCGATAGATTGATTTTGAAGAGAGGTAAGATTCTGATAGTTTGGTATGAAACGCTTCTCGCCACGGATGGGCAACTGCAAAGGTGAGATGCCAGCGTTCGCTGGAGTTGTCAGCGCAATTTCACTGAAATCGTTTTGGTTCTGACTGGCCATTTATGAAAGTTTCCTTTCTAGGGCACCAATCAACAATTTCAATTCTTCTAGTGAAGCGTTACTTTTCATGGTATTTGCCTTTTTGGATATGATCCAGAAATTATCCTTGGTATACCCACCTTCATTTCTTATTCTGTCTACAGTAGGACTATTTTCTTTTCCACCTCTTAATCCCATTGCTTTTACTAATGGGATGTCCAACACAGGGCATTTGCTCGGTATCAAAATGTCATCCATAGTGAGTTCAAAAGGGATCCCCTTACGCTTCGCTCTCCATCGTGCCGAATTGAAAAGCACAAATTCTAACGTTTTACTTTTCCCGTGTGTTGTGTGACTTAACGACATTTTTCGTTTTGCTTCTTCAGAACGAGTTTTCCCCAAATTAGAGATAGCGCGGGTACATCCACAACTTTTAGTGCCGTTTGTTGCTCCTAAGTTGTCACCGTTTATCACTTTAGTGGTTCCGCAATCGCAAACACAAAGCCAGAGCAGGATGCCCCGCTCATTCTTTCCTTGTAAAGACCTGGCCACTAATTTTCCGTATCTCTTATCTGTTCTATCAACAAAAGTTGCCATTTAAAGAATCACCTTCTCGTACATTATACTGATACTCCCACTGGGGGTAACTCTAGTAAAGTGATAGTTCTTTCTATTTGAAAAACAAAATTGAAATGCCATTGATATGGATCTTTGGCATCTTGGGACCATGAAAGTGATTTGAAGTAGCCTAAAAAAGTGCTATCTTTCAAAGTCATAGCGATAGACCCGCGAGCAAACACATCGTTGTTTCTGCTGTGTCCTTGTTGACTGCTGACGCCTAACGTTGGAGACCAAGCCGAAATCCCGTCCATTTGATCCCCGGAAAGAGATCCAGTGCTGTTGTCCGTACGAAACCAAATGTTACCGTTGTTTTTGAACAAAGAGAGAAGTTCCACAAAGGCATCTTGGGCTGCTACCCGGAAGGAACTCGTGCTTCCTGAAGCCATTGGGCTTCCCTCAGCGTTGCTCACCAAAACATCCCCGGCTGCGTCAGTCTCCAAAGCCCAGAACCCTTTGTTTAGGACCGCAATGAGATCCGTGCTTGTCTGTGCAGTGCTCAAGAAATCTGTTAACCCCAGCTGGTTCATGAAGACACCGGTGGTGCACGTACCTTCTATCATATCAGCTTGCATCCCCCACATAGTGACATGCCATCCCGTTCGCCCTTGCTGCTTGTTGTAAACGTGTTTGGAGGTCTTCTGGAAACTCTTTACCGAAGCGTTTAGTTGCACTTGGATAGGTTGCCCATGCGCTGTTCCATCCGCAGCAGACTGGTTACACAATGCCACTCCTTCCTTGTTCTTTAGGATCATGACGAAAGAAACCGGAGTGACGAAGGAGCGAGCACGCTTGTTACCCGTGACTAAATTGGTATCTTGATACCATGGCGTGTTATCCAGATTTGTCGTGATGACAATGCCTGGAATGATGGCTTGCATCGCGGCTGGCGATACCTGAAGATTAGGCAACGAGATAAAATTGGAGGGCACGTCACCCATGTCACCACCCAAAGCCGGATTAGTAGGGGTACTGAGAGTGCTGGCCGGATTACTTTGACTCACAGCTAAAAAATCAAGATAATTCTGATTTCCATACGCGCCCCACGCAGGACTAAAACTTCCACCTTCAGCTTGCCAAATTTGATAAGCTTCATTGAAGTTGGCCTGAGGATCCAGGAAATTACTCAAATCCCCGTGTGCACCGTTGATTTGCATAAGTCCAACCGATCCCCCATGGGGATCATTCGGGTTGAAGTTATTCGGGATTCCGTCACTTTCTGCTTGTGCCACCGCCGCCGCTTGCTGCACAGCCACTCCCCGAAAGCCTGCAGCGTAAGCGAACTGCTGTAACTCTTGGTTACTGTACGCAGGTAACGGAACTGCGCCTGAAGGAAAAGTGATGATTGTGTTTGCCATTTAGAAGACTTCCTTCCGTGAAGGACGTACAACTCCTACATGACTTTCGTTCGCTGAATTAGTCGGGAGCTGTTCTACCGGCGTAGAATGTTGGACATCAACTCCAATATTAGTGGTAGTGATGTGGTAAGTTTTACCCCCCACCACTACCTGATCTGAAGCCGCTTGCAAAGCTGCTGTTGCTGATACAGCACCCGCTCCTGGAGTCACTGGCATCCAAGGGGGTTGTGCAGCCACACCAGGTAAGGTAGGAGTTTCGGCAGCAGAAGTGTCGGGAAAATCAGGGTTGCCGTAATTAGCTCCAAATCCCGGTGGCTTCTTTGCCGTGCCCCATGTGGTTGTCAGGAAATCTGCTATCTTAGTGACTGCTTCGATAAGCAAAAGGAAGCCACGCGCTAGTGCATCCTCCATTCTGTCCCCTGTTGTGAGAGTTGCTTTTGAAATATCCTCCGCCATTTTATCAATATCCGATTGAGGAGGCGCGGTTAACTTATCGAATGCTTTTACAACTCCTGTATTGCTTAAAGCGTAACGCAACATATCCGGGTCGGTTTCCATGGCCTTCCGAAGTTCAGGACCCTTGAGGATATCTCCTGCAATGTCAGATACCGTTGAACGCATGTAATCCAACGAGGGTTTTGCTACTGCCGGGGTTAACTTGTTTTCTACAGCAAGCTCGAATGCCTTCTTGATAGTGTCTTCATTGAATTCTTCGGGGTGTTCTACCAAAGCCTTTCCAGTGGCTCCGGCTAACAAGGAAAGAAGTCGTTGTAGTTGATCCGATACTGCCTTTGGATCTACACCAAGCTGCTGAGCTATAGACGCTGTCAATGCAGTAGTCGCATTTCCCTTAGCAACATCATCCAAAGTTTCATTGCTCGCCTTTAAGGTTGCAAAAATTCCTGCCATGTTAGTGGACTGTTTTGTGGTTGCATTACCCAACAATTTTGTCGCTTGGGCATAATCCAAGAAAGACTCTTTGCCAGTAGCAAATTTTTCAGCGTGTTCAGCCATCTCCATCTGACGTCGCAGATCTTCCAGCGCACCAAGAGCTGTTTTAGCATCTAGGCTTTCGGCTACCCGTTGACCTTTAGCGTCGAGACGAGTGTCGGAATTCAATTTTTGAATTGCCAATCGTACATCATCTACAGTTTTCAAAGAGCCTGCATCTAATCCTATTTCGGTCATCGCCCCGCCAGCCACAGTACGCTGCACTGCCACGCCAGCCTGCAAATCTTGAGCCATTTGGGTTTTCTGCTGTTTGCCCATCTGAGCATACAGAAAAGCTGTCTGTTCCAAAGATTTCTCAGGGCCGCCGATCAAAACTCCCATAGCCTCTTTCAGATCGTCATACGAAGCAACCCCCGTACTGCTCAGCACTCTCAGGATACCAGTTACAGTATTAACAGATTTTCCCATCCGATCAAATTGAGAAGTAATTTCGTCAATAAGCCCGAGATACTTCGTGGTGGTAATGCCCGACGTCTTTATATCCTGTGTGAATTTATTGAAAAGAAGTTTGACCGATTCCTGACTTTGCTTAAACGTCAGAAGATACTTAGCCGCCTCCGCCGCGCCCGCGCCCGGTTCCAGCCCTAACACCCTGCCTTCTATGTACCCTCTGGCTTGAACACCACCAATTGCCTTCGCTCCCCCGGCTAGTATCCCCGAATGTTCTCGTGCCTGTTGAAACATCAGCTCTGGCATCGAAACACCCAAATCTTCGATAGCTTGAACGATCTTGAGATTATCTTCTTTCCTAACACCCAAAGCACTGACAAAATCAGAGGTTAAATTCTGTTGAGCGGCCAACAACCTTTTTTCCGCGCTTGGCCCTGCCCCTGTGAACAATCCAGCTGTACCAAGAGTCTTGGCGAACTCTCTGTTGTTTTCAATGGCCATGTCGACCAACTTGCGTACTCCTTCCAAGAGTGCCAAAGGAACCGCTGCTGCGCCGACAACGCCCGTCACTTCCTCACCCGCGCCCGCGATACCTCCTAAAGCGCGCATCCCTATGCCAGTTCCAGCTCGTCCTCCTCCTGCTTCTAAAGTTGCGAGAGCCTGTTTGCCAAGAAATCCTCCTATCCCACCTTTCTCTGCACCGCCCGCTGTTCTTTCCAACAGACGATCCATAACTCCACCCAGCCCAGTTCTTCCTGATATTGGACCGGCAGCTCTGCCCTCAGGCGTAGCACGGAACGCGGGTATTCCTTTCTCCTCTATTCCGTATTTCTTGGCAAAATCAGCTTTAAGCTGCCCAAAACTTTTCGACCCTTCTTTTTGAACTTGCCGTCGCCAATTTCCAAGTTCGGTAGAAATTGCCCCGGCCTTCGCGAATTTTTCGAACATCCCGGATCCCATGATTTTTGCCAGCTGTTGGATCCCGGTCGAAATCTTTCCTCCCCGGCCCAAGGAAGTTCCGAATTTGGACGCTTCGGACGTGGCCTGACGAACATTTTTAGCTATCTCCAGGAAGACATCGGGATCGATTTCCTGATTTGCGTCAGCTACTCCCTTCATGCTATCTTCCAGTTTTTCCAGCGCCCGCCCGGTATGGGTGATAGCTTGTTGGAGTTTCCTGTTTTCTTCAACGTCGAAAATGCTGCCGGATTCTTGAAGTTTCTTTTGGGCTTTATACAGTTCGTCCAGGTACTTCTTAACTTCAGCATAGGATTTCTTACTCATACCAGCAAAACCCTGTGTGGCAAATTTCTTATTGATAGCGAGTACGTCTTTCAATGCATCTTTAACATCATCAGTAGCATCCACAGCGTACTTGAGTTGTTCACGCCACTTCTCGAAGGTCTTTTCTACAATTTCAGCGGGTCTTTGAAGCGAACTTAGAGTGGAAGCGACCTTCAAAAGATCGGCTGAGACTGATTGCATGGCATCAGCCATTTTCTGAACTTCTGGGTTTACAGAAGATGGAGTGCCGGTCCCGCTTTGGCTAAAGTTGTTCTCAGGTAACGCGGAACCACCGTATGACTTTACCGGGTCGTTTCCACCAGGGTTGTTGGGATCATCAGGCATAGCTTAGGCTCAAACTCAATTCAGAAACTTTATCTTCACCGAATCACTAGCTGTTTGGTTAAGTTCTTCCGTAGTATAAAGTGGAGAGAGGTGCATCGTATGGAATACCAAGGAACAAAAGAAGAGCTGGGAGTATTGATGGTCGGTGAAGCTGCGGGCACAGCGGCCCGGTTTGCCGCTGATTTTGCCTTCGCTCGATTCATTTTGTTCCCAACCATTCTAGTAATTCTATTCATTTTGGGCCTTATCTTTGGATCCGTGTGGGCTGGAGCGGGCATAGTTCTCCTGGTCGTTGGTTGTGTGATCTGGATCCTTTGGGCTCTCTGTTCAAGTTTGTACCGTGCATTCGCGGGTTCTCCGGACCAAATTTTGAATAAATTCCTTTACAGTTTGCCTTCCGGCTCACGGGATGCGTACTACGAGATTTTGTGGGAACAACGCGAAAGCCACCAAGCTGATATTATAGCGCAACACGTTGAACAGATCAAAAGAAATCCGGAAAAATTCCGGGAAGAGATAGGACCAATGCTTGAACCTCGCTTGGCAAAGGCACGACGTATGATGGTATGCTAAAAATGGACCGATTACTCTTCCCGACGGAAGAATAGTTTAAGCCGCTGGAGCAAGAGCTTCAGGGACTTCTTTGAAGATATCCGCAACGGTTTCCCGAATTTGGGTTTTGGTGGCGTCTTCGATCTCCATAAGCGCATTTGCCATGAACCGTTTCTCAACCTCGGTCTGAGTAGCCGAGTCGGGGAATTTGGACAGCAGACGATCTTCTACCCGCTGGCAATGGGTCATGTAGACTTTCCACAACACCCCGACCAACTCCTCTCCCCACCCCGTGATTACGTTGCGAAGCACAACTTGGATGTCCTTCTGCACGTTGTCTTTGGGATCTGTTACAATACGTTGAACACCCGCGAGCGTGCGAAGACTAAGCCCCGGCCCATCCCCTATCGCAATCCAGGATACGGCTCGCGAAAGGATCTCACACTTGACCCTTTGAGTCCAAGCATAGCCCTTCTGGCCTTCTACTGCCATCAAAGCTACCATTTCATCTTCAGTTGTGATGTTGGAAATCCGGAGTCGAATCTTCCGATTTGCTGATTCTAGAGTCAGGATCTCTTCGAAATCCTCTATACCCATCCCAACCAACCCTGCGATCACTTCCTCTACGGATTGAGGAACAGCGACCTCTTTTTCCCCTATGGTATTTAGTTCATCCTGGGCAAGTGTTGTATCTTTCATGTTAGACTCCTTGGAGCGCAATTTGACGCTTCTCTTCGTTGTATTTCTTCAGTTTCTGTCGTATAACCGCTTTGGTCTCTTCGGAATGTGGAACTTTATGACTACCAGGTGGTGGTTTAATACCTAACCGGAGCATTGCAGTACTCATATTTTGAAGAGCTTCGGGAGTGGGGACGTGCCCTAAATGGGCATCAACCATATTCTGGATACTTTCTTCAGAGTACACTCGATTCCGGTTGGCATCTCCTATCTTGACCTTTGTCTCTTCGGCATGATGAAACCCAGATGTCCCATCGCCACCTTCAGTGAGGTTCCACCCGAATTCTGGGTTCGTTGCTTGATACTCCCTTATGTATCGAATTTCTAGAAGATTCAAATCCTCTTCAGAGTCAGCTGAAGCCAGAATTACCACCTGGAAATTCTTAAACCCATACTTAAGAATTGCCCGATGAACTGGAAATTGGCTACCATCCTTAGCCCAATACCAATGCTGTTGTAGGCGTTTTCTAAGAGCTTTGGTGGTTTTTCCAACATACACTTTTCGACCATAAGAAAGCAAGTATACGACCATACAAGCTAACGGATCTTTCATGGAAGGCAGCTCAATTGACCCAAATTGCTCCTGTAAATAGCCAGGTCCAAGTTATTTACCTGATTTCATTAACTTTTGAGTAGAATAAACCATGGAAGACCGGGACTACACCTTCTTCGGATTGGCAGTGACGCAGACCGAATTCGCTGCTTTGCTACGTTCAGTTGTTCAAGACCATAAATGCCCGTTCTGTGGGAAACCTGCTTTCGTTCGAGTCGGGGTGATTTCCCACGCCAAGAAATGCAAACTTATCCCAAAGAAATACATTTTCCACGAAATTGCTTGGTAGCAATTTCGCTGATTCATGAATATTTCCGCATTCTTTCTTCTCGAGAAGGCATAACTTCCCGTTCGTCCTGAGAAGGTGGCTTGTAGGCGGGTCGCCCTTCTTTGAGTTTCCGAGTACGCTCCCTGACCTCGGCTTCGGTGAAAATCGTCATAGTTTCATTTGAGATACCTAACCCGCCGCGCTTTTGTACGAGTTCTTCCAGCTTCCGCTGACGAGCTTCAGCCGCTTCGCGCAACTGTTTATTCAACTGTTGGAACACCTGTTCGTGTTTGTCCTTACCAGCGATGAAAGCATCCATTTCTCGTTTTAGGTCTTCTATCGAATCCCCGGGATGTGCCCAACCGTCGTTGTAATCAATTTCCTTGCGG